ATTAAAGTTACTAGCTCACGATGAAAGCGGTAAATGGGAGAGACCTGATAATATTAAGAACAACTGGAAAGTAACTAAAACTTGTCTTAGATTAGGTAGGAGAATTATTGGTAAATGCATGATGGGATCAACATCTAATGCTTTAGATAAAGGAGGTCAAAACTTTAAAGACGTGTATAGTAGTTCTGATGTCAATAATAGGAATAAGAATGGTCAAACTAAATCTGAGTTCTGATGTCAATAATAGGAATAAGAATGGTCAAACTAAATCTGGTTTATATTCTTTGTTTATACCAATGGAGTGGAATTATGAAGGTTATATAGATTTATACGGTATACCTGTATTTGACACACCTAAAAAACCTGTTACAGGTATAGATGGTTTATCTATACATATAGGTGTTATAGAATACTGGAACAATGAAGCTGAAGGATTAAAAGAAGATCAAGATGGCTTAAATGAGTTTTACAGACAATTTCCAAGAACTGAAAAACATGCGTTTAGAGATGAAACCCAGCAAAGTATATTTAACTTAGTAAAAATATACGAACAAATAGATTATAATGAAGAGTTATTAAACACGGTAAACACTACTAAAGGTAGTTTTCAGTGGAGAGATGGAGTTAAAGATACTAGTGTAATATTTATGCCTAACAAGAGCGGTAGGTTTTTATTATCATGGATTCCAGAGAAAAATCTTCAAAATCAAGTGATATTAAGAAATGGCATTAAATATCCTGGCAATGAACACCTTGGAGCTTTTGGTTGTGATAGTTACGATATATCAGGAACTGTTGATGGTAGAGGTTCTAATGGTTCACTACATGGATTAACTAAGTTTAGCATGGAGGATGTTCCTCCAAGTAGATTCTGGTATTAATGGCTTTAGTGTTTTATGGTATGCCTATACTTGCTGAAAATAATAAACCTAGATTATTGTATTATTTAAAACGTAGAGGATACAGAGGTTTTAGTATTAATAGACCGGATAAGGTTTGGAATAAACTATCTATTACAGAGAAAGAAATAGGTGGTATACCAAACTCAAGTCAAGACATCAAACAAGCACATGCGTCGGCTATAGAATCATATATAGAATCTAACGTTGGTGCTGTTGGAGATGGATACGGAGATATGTATTTTCAAAAAACTTTAGAGGATTGGTGTAGGTTTGATATAAATAATAGAACCTCATAGGTTTGATATAAATAATAGAACCTCACATGATGCTAGTATAAGTTCTGGTTTGGCAATAATGGCTTGCAATAAAGATAAATATAAACCAATCAACTCAAGAGAAACCAAATTTATAGAATTAGGAATAAAAAAATATGACAACAATGGTTTGCTTTCTAAAATACAATAATTAATGATTTATACTGATACAAACAGTTCCTTTCCTAGCCAGGTGGTACCTGAAGAGGAAAAGATGAGTTATGAATATGGATTAAAAGTCGGAAGAGCTATTGAGAACGAATGGTTTGGTACTGGCATGGGTGGTTATAAATATGCTGATAATTACAGTATATTTTACAATAGAAGATTATATTCTAGAGGAGAACAATCGGTACAAAAATATAAAGATGAGTTATCTATAAACGGAGATTTATCATATTTAAATTTAGATTGGAAACCTGTACCAATAATTCCAAAGTTTGTTGATATTGTAGTTAATGGAATGTCTAGTAAGATTTATGATATAAAAGCATTCGCCACTGATCCAGCATCTAGAAAAACTAGAACAGATTATGCTAGGGCTATTCATAAACAAATAGCTGCTAGAGAATATATGCAGCAAGTAAAAGAGAATTTAGGTATTGAAATGGCCACTATACAAGGAGATGCTATACCTGAAACAGAACAAGAACTTGAAATCCACATGCAACTAGACTATAAACAGTCTATAGAAATAGCAGAAGAAGAGGCTATAAATAACGTATTAAAGAGGAATAAGTATGATCTTGTAAAAAGAAGGATAAATGAAGATTTAACTGTTCTAGGTATTGGTGCTGTTAAAACTAATTATAATAAATCTGAAGGTATTGTAGTTGATTATGTTGATCCAGTTAACATGGTATGGTCTTATACAGAAGATCCAAACTTCCAAGATTTGTATTATGTTGGGGAAGTTAAAAACATTAATCTATCAGAATTAAAAAAAGAATTTCCACAATTAACAAATGAACAACTAGAAGAAATACAAAAATATCCTGGAAATCAAAACTACACTAGGCGTTTAAATGGAAATATCGACAACAACACTGTACAAATACTATACTTTGAATACAAAACATATGTAGATCAAGTTTTTAAAATAAAACAAACAGATCAAGGTTTAGAAAAAGCAATTCAAAAGACTGACTTCTTTAATCCACCTCCTAGTGATAATTTTGATAGGGTGTCTAGATCAATAGAGGTATTATACACAGGAGCAAAGATTCTAGGTCACCCATTAATGCTTGAATGGGGAATGTCAAGAAACATGACAAGACCCACTGCTAACCTAACCAAGGTTAATATGAATTATCAGATATGCGCCCCTGATCTTTACAAGGGTAGGATTGGTTCTATAGTAGAAAGAATGATAACCTTTGCAGATATGATACAAATAACATCATTGAAACTGCAACAAGTATTATCAAGATTAGTTCCAGATGGTGTTTTCCTTGACGTCGATGGGCTAGCCGAAGTGGATCTTGGTAACGGTACCATCTATAATCCAGCTGAAGCATTAAACATGTATTTTCAAACTGGTAGTATAGTTGGTAGATCAATGACTCAAGACGGTGATTTAAATCATGGGAAAGTTCCTATACAGGAATTAGCTACGTCTAGCGGAGGTCAAAAAATAGCTTCATTAATACAGACTTATCAGTATTATCTACAAATGATAAGAGATGTAACCGGTTTAAACGAAGCTAGAGACGCTAGTACTCCAAATAAAGATGCTTTAATAGGTTTACAGAAATTAGCTGCAGCACAATCTAATGTAGCAACAAGACATTTATTACAAGCTAGTTTATATTTAACTTTGAGAGCATGTGAGAATGTTTCATTGAGAATAGCTGATTGTTTAGAGTTTGATCTTACTAGAGAAGCTTTGATAGATAGTATAAGTCTATATAATGTAGGTACATTAGAAGAGATCAAAACATTAAACTTATTTGATTTTGGTATATATCTAGAATTAGAACCTGATGAAGAGGAAAGATCTATGTTGGAGCAGAACATTCAAATGGCATTGCAACAAGGTGGAATAGATTTAGAAGATGCTATAGACATTAGAGAGATAAAGAATTTAAAATTAGCTAATCAATTACTTAAGTTAAGGAGAAAGCAAAAACAAGAGGCAGAACAAAAAGCTCAACAAGCAAACATCCAAGCTCAAGCTGAAGCGAACGCTAAACAAGCGGAACAGGCTGCTATGAATGAAGTTCAAAAGCAACAAGCTTTAACTGAAAGTAATATACAATTTGAACAAGCTAAACATAACATGACATTAAATAAACTAGAAAGAGAAAATGAGTTAAAGAAAGAGGTTATAGAGTTAGAGTTTATATATGATATGCAATTAGAAAAGCAAAAAGGAAAAAGGGAAACACAAAAAGAAGAATTCACCGAAGAGAGAAAAGATAAAAGAAGTGCTCAAGAAGCAACACAACAAAGCGAATTGATCGATCAAAGTCAGAACAATTCATTACCAAAAGATTTTAACCAAAATAACGGAGCAAATGTAAACTTCGGATCGTTTGGTGTTTAATTATTTAATTTTATAATATGGAACAAGAAAAAAAAGAAGAAGTAGCAATAGTCGATGATACTAAGCTAAAGATTAAGGTGTTAGGACCAATAAAAACACCTAAATCTAAAAAGAAAAAAACTGATACAGTAAAAATTGATCTTAAAAAACTCAAAGAAAATGCCAGCACGGAGCAGGAATCAAGCGATATACCTAATGATGAACGAACCGAAACTTTGGAAAGAGTGGAAACTGAAGTACGGGGAACAGGATCTGAGCAAGTTACCGAAGAAAGTAAAAAAGAAGAAAAAGAGGTAACTCCTATATTAGAGATAACAAGTGAAGAAGCTAAAAAAGATTTTAAACCTAGAGAAGATCTAGAAGAAACAAGAGAAACATTAGATCTACCTGAGAACGTAGAGAAATTAGTTAGTTTCATTAACGAGACTGGTGGTACTGTAGAGGATTATGCTAGATTAAATGCTGATTATTCCTCTATAGATGAAGATCTATTATTAAGAGAATATTATATGAAAAACAAACCTCATTTAACTGAAGACGAGGTTGATTTCATTATAGAAGATAACTTTGTTTATGACGAAGACATGGACGAAGAGCGAGATATAACTAAAAAAAGACTCGCAAAAAAAGAAGAAGTGGCTAAAGCTAAGGGTTACCTAGAGAATTTAAAAAGTAAGTATTATGCTGAAATTAAAAATAAATCTGGGTTAAGTCAAGAGCAGAAAGATGCCGTAGACTTCTTCACTAAATACAACGAAGAGCAACAAGTAGCTTCAAGGAACCACGAGATTTTTAAACAATCAACTCAAGATTTCTTCAACAGCGAATTCAAAGGTTTTGATTTCAACGTTGGTGAAAAGAAATTTAGATATAGTGTTAAGAATCAAAACGAGGTTGCTACAGCCCAATCTGATATCGCCACATTTTATCACAAAGCTATTTACGCTGCACGAAACGCTGATACGATTGCACAACATTTTTATGAGCAAGGCAAAGCCGACGCTGTTAAAGATGTAGTTGCTAAATCCAAAAATATAAACAATACCGCTAGGAGTTCAGCTCCTAATGATAGTGTTTTATTTAATGGTATGCGTATAACAGGCGTTAGTGGAATGGATAGCTCTAAGTTAAAAATTAAAACTAAAAAATAAATAAACAATGGCGTTTACATCAACACACGCGGGATTAGCTCCCGCTCAGGATAGAGTCTTGTTGCAATCAAATTATTTACAGTGGACTGATAGTACTTCTGCTGGAGATTTTGCTGATTTTGCACAACAATATTTACCTGAATTATACGAACAAGAAATAGAGAGGTTTGGTAATAGAACTATCTCTGGATTCTTAAGAATGGTAGGGGCTGAGATGCCTATGACCTCAGATCAAGTAATCTGGTCTGCTTCCTGCTGGTTCAACTCAGCATGCGATTAGACAGAATCAAACAATTGTAGCGTTTGATCCAGTTAGTGGATTAACCCTTAAAGGTCTTGTAGGTAATACAAATCTTACTGCAAATACTTTTGATGCTTTTTGCTATACTCAAGCAGGTTGGGGCGCGATAGCTGGTGCTGCTAATGTTAGAATCTTTGTATATGGTTCTGATTTTGGTAAAGGTACTTTTGGTATGATAGATGCTGTAGAACCTGAATTCACTCAATTTAGTAATAAACCAACAATAATCAAAGATAAGTATGAGGTCAATGGATCTGATACAGCTCAAATTGGTTGGGTTGAAGTTGCTACTGAAGACGGTACAACAGGTTATTACTGGTACATGAAAGCTGAATCTGAAACTAGATTAAGATATGAAGATTATCTTGAAATGGTTATGGTTGAAGGTGAATTAGTTGTTCCTACAACATCTGGTGTTGCTGTTGCTCAAGCTGCTGGTTCATTAACAGGTAATAATAGTGGAGGTACTGAAGGTATGTTCGCTGCTTTAAATGCTAGAGGTAATGTATATTCTGGATTTGCTGGAGCTGCTGGACCTGGTGCAGGAGCGTTAGCTGATTTTGACGATATACTTCAACAATTAGATGCTCAAGGAGCTATTGAAGAAAACATGCTTTTCTTAGATAGATCTACAGCACTTGATTTTGATGATATGATTGGTGCTCAAGCTGGTGGTGGATATTCCTCTGCTGCTTCAGTATCTTACGGGTTATTTAACAATTCTAACGAAATGGCGTTGAATTTTGGATTTTCAGGTTTTAGAAGAGGTTCTTATGACTTCTACAAAACTGATTGGAAATATCTAAATGATGCTTCTACTCGTGGAATGGTTAATAACATTAAAGGTGTTATGGTACCTGCTGGTACATCTACTGTTTACGACCAAATTTTAGGTAGTAACATTAGACGACCTTTCTTACACGTGAGATATAGAGCTTCACAAACTGACGATAGAAGAATGAAATCTTGGATCACTGGATCTGTTGGAGGTGCTTACACTTCTGATTTAGATGCAATGGAGGTTCATTATCTTTCTGAAAGATGTCTTTGTGTGCAAGCTGCTAATAACTTTGTATTATTTACAGATTAATTTATTAACCCTAAAAATATAAAATTATGGCACTTATAAAAAT